GGAACCTCAGTGTATGCAGTAATTTTTGCTTTTTTCATTTCTGCATATCCCCATGAAGGTTCTGATGTTGTTGGAGCTGCACCTTCAGCTGTATAACCACCAGTTCCGTAGCCCTTTAGATACGGTCTCTGATAAGTTTCAACACCGATTGCATCTACAAGTGGAATCTGATCAACCATGTGTGATACCTGGTTGAATGTTTCATTCATAACGTTTGATTGTTTTAAGTTATGAATGATATCCAATGCATCAATAGTGATTGCTCTCTTATTGACAAGGTCAGCAACCATTTTCTTTGATCTTTCTTCAGCTTCAGCTTGTGCTCTCAGCTCTGCAGGATCAGTGACATCGCCATTGTTGAATCCATCTAGGATACTTTGGCGCATGCTTGCGATTAAACTTGCTCTTTCAGTAACAAGTTTCTTTGATTCTGTACCGATTTCTGCCATTCTGGTTTCTTCGTTACAGCCTTTTAATTCAACTTCCAATTCAGCCAATCTTTGGTTGATTTGGTTGATTCTTTCTTCTGGGTTCATATTATTTTCCTCCTAATATATTTTTTTTATTTCATATTTAGCCAAAAGCCATGTTCTTTACGCAGTTTCTCTACTCGCTTGGCCTCCACCTCACGTTGGCGTGCCTCCACATCGCCAAATCTTCGAGCATAAAGCGTTGTATTATCATAAGCGGGTACATTTACAGCTGCAACGTCATACAGTGTTTTCACTGATTTAACTGTCCAGGTGTGTGTGTTAGCATCGTATTCTTCCTCTCCGGTAATGAATGCGAAGCTCATCTTATCAATGTCTCCTCTTTTGACTAGTTCAAATAAGTCTTTTCCTGCTTGCGTATTCGCAATTTCAGCAGTAATGTATACTCCATCATCTCTGATATCGATGATAAGAGTTTTGTTTTTAACTCTTGCCATCGGCATTACTGTGTCTGAATGATTGAATTTCAAGAAACATTTTGAAATATCTGTCTCATCAAACGCACCTTTTGCGATGATTTCTTTGTATTCAATACCGTCGTATTCGAATAGCACGGTAGCATCATCAAAGACTACAGCTCTTCCTTCAATGATCATCTTGTTTTCATCGGTAATGTCTTTTGCTCTTACCTCTACAAGATGATGATAATCATTCTTTCTTATCATTCTTTCTAAGATATCTTTATCCATTTGGATTATCCTCCTCGATATTATTTGGATCATCACCTGGCGGTTCTTCTGCCGGTGGTAATTCTTCTTTATTTAATTCGGTGTAGTTAAGAGTTTGATACTCTGTATCTCCATGTTCGGTTTTCTTCATGTACAACAACTCGTTGATGTCATTTGGTTTAATAATAGGTTGTTTCAATAACAATGCTGCAATCTTAACTCTAGTCGATAATGAGGCCGTTTGTAATCGATTATTTTCGATAACTATTCGATTACCTGCTGCTATTTCTCCTGGAGTCAATAATTTATATGTCATTTCTTGTTCTAATTGAATGAAGAATGGTTCCAGAGCCGTTTCATACAATGATTGATATTCATCTTCAGAATATGTTGCTTTTAAGATTTTCTCATTTGAGTTTAGATAAGAAAATATCTCATCTCTAAATGCTTTAACTTCTTCATGATTAGCATATTTCGCTTTTGAATCAATTGGAGTTATTTTTTCAGCTCCATCCACGTATGCTATTCCGGTTGATGTATCCCCTAAAAACTGATCTGCAAATTCTTGCGCTTTTTCAAGTTTTTTGGCAGGTGACAACATTGTAGTCGACTGGATTAAAAACCTAATATATGCACTGGTTTTGATTGCTTGATCAACGCCCTCATAATTGGTTTGAAGAACTTTTAAAACAGTATCTACTGATTGGTTTCTTCTTCCAAAGAAATTACGAGGGTCCATCTGTCTTCTTAAGTGGATGAGATCCTTTGTTTCAATGATCTTCTCATCACCATCCAGATAAAAACGAATGTATTGCTTCTTATTTGCATTATTTGTCGATAAAGTCATCATGTTGTCATCTGGTTTGATGACCCACAAAGCTTTTATACCGTTGGTTAATCTAAAATCTGCATAATCTCTTTCTATGTATGCAAAAGCATTATTTGACATGAAATAATCATATGCCATCGCTGCCAGAAAGGAACTAGCCGGTGTATGAGGATTAGCCCTTAGTTGAAGCAAGTACCTTAAGTCTTTTTTTGATGGCGCATCTTTGCTTTTTAACCTAACATCTATCTGTGCTTTGCTGATGAATCTTGCGTGTGTCTCACATATGGATGTATATGTGGCATTCATTTCCGGATCATAACTTCCTGAGAAACTTGGTGCAACAATGTCTACTGCGTTTACGTTGCTGATTTCATTTTTTGGCTTTTTCTTAATGATTGAACTCCATATTGAGTTAAACAATCCCATTTTGTCACCTCGTTCCCATATAAGTATCCAGGTCTTTCGATAGACTGACATAGCAGTTTAATATCGTAGCTGGACCATCAATTTTACGCATTTCTTTATCTTCTGATTTCTTCGGCATGAAGTTACCGTTTCTATCCTGGATTAACTCAACGTTTGAGAACATCCATTTTGTTACTGGGTTATTCTGATAACACAATATATTCTCTTTCAGATGCGACTCCATCAGCTGCATAGGTACTGAAAGCGTCTTATATCCCTGCTGAGTTCGTTCTAGACATCCGCCTTCGCTATATCCCAAACTTACTAGTTCCTGGATAAGATATTGAGCTGAATATGAGTCATAATTAATTTTCAAATACATCCAATTGTGTTTTTTGAAACCTTCGTTATATACATAATCTGCTATATCGTGATAATCAATTAGTGAGGTACCGCTCAACCGAATCAAACCACGATCAACCCATTGTTTCCAGGGAATTCTTGATTTCTTTTCGATTTGCTCCTGGAAGAAGTTATGTGTGATCCAGTACATCGTTAGTGCAATTATTCTATATTTCTCTTGATCGAATAACAAAGTTGTAAATGCAGTTATATCTTTTGTCCTGGATAAATCAAATCCGCCTATAACATACGAATTATCGAACTTAAGTAATTCATCTTCTGAATATACAATATTTTTTCTGACTGGTTTTTCCATTCCTTCAATGTCGACATATTCAACTACATCGATATCTTCAAATGAAAGCCATGCTGTATTGTGAATTCCTCTAAGATTGAAATCTTTTGTCTTAACTGAATTTGCTAGATTTAAATCAGACTTCATTCTTTTTACTAAATATGCAAGTTTGTCTTCCTTTTTGATTATTCCAAGACCAGGATTAGCTTTGACCCACATTTTGGGATCGTTTATTTCTTTTGGATCATCCAACTCATAAATTAATGGAAAGACTTTTTCATCTTCGATTAATCCATCAAGAACTTTCTCATTGTATTCGTAGAGATCATCATACAGTTTCTCTCTAACGTAACCTGCAGTTGTAATAATTGATAAAAATGAGTCTTCTCTTGATGTCATGGCTTGTTTTAAAATGTCATAACGTTCTCTTGCAAGCTCATGGGCTTCATCAACGATGCCACATGATGCATTAAGACCATCCTGATTATCAATTTTGTTAGACAAAACTTTGAAATACGATTCTCCATCATCTTTTCGGTATATGTTAGCTTCCGGAAAGACTCTGTGACCAAGTAATTCTCTTAATAAAGCTTGTCTATCGATAATCGCTACAGCTTGATCCCATACTCTCTTGGCCTGGGAGTATGTTGTAGCTGCTACATATATTTCAGCTCCTTTATCTCTAAGCGCTAAAAATATACCAAGTATTGCGTTTTCAGAGGACTTACCGTTCTTACGTCCTCTTACATCAAAGATTTCATCGAAGCGTAATCTATTAGTTTCTCTTTCAAATATGCCGAATATTGCTTGATATTTCGCTTTTTGAAAGAGCATCAGTTCAGTTTTCATGCCGTACCATTCACCTTTTGTTTGAACAGTGAATCGCTCTGCAAATTCTATGAATTTATGACCTACTTCATAATCGTAGTAGTATTTTTCGTGTTCATCGAGTATAACCGGCTCAATAATGTTTAAATATAATTGCCTGACCTTCTTACAAACAATAATTTCTCCTGATCTGATTTTGTCAATGTATTCACTGACATAATCTTTTGGAATCATGTATCAAATATCTCAGATATTGGATTTTGTTTTTTTCCTTTGCCATTCAAAGCTATCATTCCCATCTTTGCTCTGGCAATTGGAGTTAAACAAAGTTGTTCGGCCAGATCATTTATTATTTTTATTTGTTTGTTCATAAGGTTGAAACAATTATCGATACGTCTTTGAGCCTCGTTGTTACCAACCATGACTGAATCGAATTGTTTCCATTTTTCTTGGCATTTTTGATAAATCGCTACTGCCTCGCAATACATGACTAATGGAGTTTTATCCAGATCTGACAAGATTTTTATGTCCATGTCTTCGTATAACTTCATAATCCTTCGCCATTCCTTCTTTGCCAACGGGCTTAAGTAGCTAGGTGTTGGCAATTTTGACTTTGGTGATGGATTAACTTGTTCTTCTACTGATTTTCTCTTCTGAATATCATCTTTTTTTTGCTTTGATTGTTTTGTATCAATCATTGCTGCAGGAAGTGGTTTTCTTCCTTTATTACTCATGTGATCCTGATTCCATCTTCTCGGCTTTTTGGCCGGTAAATTCTTCGTATCGATCAATTATTGCATCTACATATCGAGGATCTATTTCCATCAAATAACATTTACGATTGAGTTGTTCAGCTGCAATCATGGTGGATCCGCTTCCTGCGTATATATCCAATATTGATTCACCTTGTTTTGTAGAGTTGTTAATCTGTCTACCCATCAACTTAATAGGTTTCATCGTAGGATGATTGTCATTTTTAAGAGGTTTATCTTCATTTAGAACAGTACCAGGCTTCTTTTCTAGGTATTCAAGCAGTATTTTCTTAGCTTGAGCGCCACTAAGAGCCTTCACTTCATCATAATTTACAGTTGAGAACGTCCTATCGTTGATAAAATAGTGTCTTGCACCGTTCTTCCAACCGTAAAAACATGCTTCATGCTGCCATTGATAGTCCTGGCGACCTATTACAAAGTTACTTTTTACCCATATAAGGCTTTGTCTGATGGTCCAGTCTGTACTTTCACAGGCCTTTTTGACAATAATGTTCTCAGAATCAGCGTGCCAGATGTAAAAAGGTGCTCCTTTTTTCATAACATGGCTTGCAGCTGCGAATGAATCGCTTAAAAGTTTGAGATATCTTTCATCTGTAAGATTATCGTTTGCGAGTGGTCCTAATTCTGACTTTTTATAATCGACATTGTACGGTGGATCTGTAATCAATGCATCAATGACAGTTCCAGATACTAATTTCTCGATATCTTCTCTTTTGGTGGAATCGCCGCACATAAGGTAATGATTTCCGAGTTTATAGATATCACCGAGTTTTGATTTCGGTGTTTTTGGTAG